GTGAAGCATTCAGTATCCAAATCATGCAGAATCCTGAGGACTATTTCCAAGAGGAAGGTAAAGACCCTATTGAATCTCTACAAGATATGCAAATACAATTCTTCCCATGGTCTCCCTTGACTAAAGGAAGAAATCTTGTTACACTATTATCTGTGGTCGCAATTTCTGACGCACATGATAGAGTCATGCAAGGATACCAAGAAGTCCTTGAGAAATTTAAGAAACTAAAAACTGACGATGCTAAAATTGATTATTCTCAAACACCACCCGCAGACCTACTTGTTGGGGAAAGTGCAGGAGATGGATGAGGAGCCTAGCATCTTGCTAGAAGATTGTTTTCAAGTGGATAGAGACGCTGAGTTAGTCCCCTATCCCCTTCACACCGACCAGAGGTATGTGTTTCTAAACACTACTGATGTCATGTCTATCCTTGACCCTACACAGGTTATAGTAAAAAAATATAAAAAACTTGTTGATGAGTAAGTTTTATACCAATCTAGTTTTATTGGGTGATGACATTCTTTATCGTGGATATGAGCATGGTCAACGTGTGCAGTATCGCGATAGGTCATCACCTGTTTTGTTTTTTGTGCCACAGGCACAGACTAAAGACACAAAGTTTAGGACTCTAGATGGACGTCGTGCTTACAAGAAGCAATTCAGTGGGGCACGTGAAGCAAGAGAAGTCTTAAAACAATACGAGAATACTGATGGACTAGAGGTGCATGGGTATGAGCGTTTTGTATATCAACATATCAATCAACAGTTTCCTAACGACATTGATTATGACATGTCCATGATGAAAATCTATACGATTGACATCGAGGTTGCATGTGAGAATGGTTTCCCTGATGTGGAAGCATCTGCTGAGGAAATGTTGTGCCTTACTATTAAAGACTTCAATACCAAGAAGATTATTACTTGGGGCACAAGGGAGTTTACTCCTCCCGAAGGTGTAGAGTATCGTGTCTTCTGGACAGAGCAGGAAATGTTGCAAGACTTCCACAAGTGGTGGTCTGATAACACTCCTGACATCATCACTGGTTGGAATAATAACCTGTATGACATTCCATATATCTGTAGACGCATTGAGCGTGTGCTAGGTGAGAAGTGGAAGAAGTCTTTGTCCCCTTGGAATAGGGTTATCGACAGAGAGTTTGTTGTGCAAGGTAGAAAACAGATTGCCTATGACCTAGTAGGTATTTCTATTCTTGATTACCTAGACCTCTATAAGAAGTTTACATATACAAACCAAGAATCTTATCGCCTAGACCATATCGCTATGGTTGAATTGGATGACAAGAAACTTGACCATAGTGATTATGAAAACTTCAAAGACTTCTATACGTCAGACTGGCAACGCTTCGTGGAATACAACATCCATGACGTGAATCTGGTTGACAAACTAGAAGACAAGATGAAACTCATCGAGTTGGCAGTTACTATGGCATTCGATGCTAAAGTAAACTTCGAGGATGTATATTCTCAAGTCCGTATGTGGGACACCCTCATATATAATGACTTGAAGAAAAGAAACATTGTCGTCCCACCTCGTCAATCAACTAAGAAAGATGAAAAGTATGCAGGAGCGTATGTTAAAGAGCCTGAGCCAGGTATGTACGATTGGGTTGTTAGTTTTGACCTTAACTCTCTATATCCTCATCTCATCATGCAGTACAACATCTCACCAGAAACCTTAGTTGATGAGCGTCACCCTACAGTTACCGTAGATAAATTACTCAATCAAGAAGTAGATATTGATGGTGACTATGCTGTATGTGCTAATGGTGCACAGTATCGTAGAGACATTCATGGTTTCCTACCAGAGATTATGCAAAGAATCTACGATGAAAGGACTATCTACAAGAAACGAATGCTTGCCTCCAAGCAGGAGTATGAGAAGTCCCCCACCGATAAACTGAGAAGAGATATCTCTAAGTTTAATAACATCCAGATGGCAAGGAAGATTCAACTCAACTCTGCCTATGGTGCTATCGGTAACCAATACTTTAGGTATTATAATCTTGCCAATGCTGAGGCAATTACATTGTCTGGTCAGGTATCTATCCGATGGATAGAGAATAAGATGAATACTTATCTTAATAAACTATTAAAGACAGATGATTATGATTACGTCATTGCTAGTGATACTGATAGTATCTACCTCAACTTGGGTCCTATGGTTGAAGCTGTATACAAGGAGCGAAAGAAGGATGGTGAGAGCATTGTGCGGTTCCTTGACAAGGTGTGTCAGGTGGAATTTGAAAAGTATATTGAGAGTTCTTACCAAGAGTTGTCCTCCTATGTAAATGCTTATGCTCAGAAGATGGTAATGAAAAGAGAAAACATTGCCAACAAGGGTATCTGGACTGCTAAGAAACGTTACATTCTAAATGTGTGGAATAGCGAAGGTGTCCAGTATGCTGAGCCTAAACTAAAGATGATGGGCATTGAAGCAGTCAAGTCATCAACTCCTGCTCCGTGTCGAAGTGCTATTAAAGAGGCACTAAATGTCATCATGTCAGGAAATGAGTCCGATGTGCAGGATTACATTGATAAATTTAGAAAGGAGTTTGAATCAATGACACCTGAGGAAATAGCATTCCCTCGTGGTTGTAATAACATTGCAAAGAATTCATCTCCTGCTACAATATATGGTAAAGGATGCCCCATGCATGTGCGTGGTGCTCTGCTGTATAATTATTGGGTCAAGAAGAAAAAGTTGACACACAAGTATCCTCTCATTCAAGAAGGTGAGAAGGTAAAGTATGTCATGCTTAACACCCCCAATAAAATCAATGAGAATGTAGTCTCATTCTTTCAAACATTACCACCTGAGTTGGGTTTGAATGGAAGTATTGATTATGACTTACAATTCAATAAAAGTTTCCTTCAACCGTTGCAAGTAATACTTGACACTCTTGGATGGGACGCAGAAAAAACCAACACATTGGAGGCACTATGGAGTTAGAGGAATCAAAAGACAAATGGAATCGTGGAGTAGATTTATTTACTGAATCAGTCTACAAACCAGACGAGAAACTTCGTCAATGTGCTCGTAACCAAGATTGTTACCAAGAGCTTATGGACGTCAGGGATGACGTGCTACAATATTTAAAAACACTTAGATGGAAATGAGTTTTCTAAAAGATATTGTCAAAGAAATTGGCAATGAATATGCAACAGTAGTATCAGATGATGTAGATAACTCATCGTTTGTAGACACAGGTAGTTACATTTTTAATGGACTTGTATCTGGGTCAATCTATGGAGGTATACCTTCTAATAAAATTACTGCTATTGCGGGTGAGTCTTCTACTGGTAAGACATTCTTTTGCTTGAGTATAGTCAAACACTATCTTGAGAAAGATAAAGATGCAGGAGTAATTTACTTTGAGTCTGAGTCTGCAATATCAAAAGAAATGATTGAGTCTCGTAACATCGATGCCAATCGTATGGTTGTTGTGCCTGTCACCACAGTGCAGGAGTTTCGCACACAGTCACTAAAGATTCTTGATAAGTATCTATCACAACCTGAGGAGCAACGCAAACCTATGATGTTTGTATTAGACTCTCTTGGTATGTTATCTACTACTAAAGAAGTAGAGGATGCTGAGGCAGGAAAAGAGACAAGAGACATGACTAGAGCACAGATTGTTAAGTCAATCTTCCGTGTGTTAACCCTTAAGTTGGGTAAAGCGAATGTCCCTCTACTTGTCACAAACCATACATATGATGTAGTGGGTGCTTATATACCTACAAAAGAAATGGGTGGAGGCAGTGGTCTTAAATACGCTGCAAGCACAATCATCTATCTTTCCAAGAGTAAAGAGAAAGATGGAAAAGAAGTGATTGGTAATTTAATAAAATGTAAAACAGCTAAGTCGAGGTTAACAAAAGAAAATGCACTTATTACAACTAGACTCTTCTACGATGAGCGTGGATTGGACAAGTATTACGGGCTACTGGAATTGGGTGAAAAGTATGGAGTCTTCCAGAAGCGGGGTAATAGGATTGTTGTTGGTGAATCTTCCGTTTATCCTTCTGCTATTCTTGCCAACCCTGACAAATACTTCACCGAAGGAGTGATGCAGCAACTAGATGATGCTGCAAAGAAAGAGTTTACTTATGGAACTTAGAGAATTTATAAAAGTTTACGATGATATAGTAGACCCTAACGTGTGTAGGAATGCTATAGAATTGTTTAACAAAGACGACTCTGTTGTGCGTCTAGAAAAACCACAGATGTCATCACTCAACATGACCATCAGGTCTGAAAAAGATAAAGACCATGACTGGAGTGTTGTGCAATCTGAAACCATTAGAGCAATCAGGGCATCTGCACAGCAGTATGCTATGGAGGTCAAGGTAGATAAACTGTGGCCAACAGAGAATAGTCTAGAGCAAATCAAGATGCACAAATTCTCTGCAGAGGATGGAGATAGTTTCCCTACACATATCGACGTGGGTAACTATGATTCTGCTCGTAGATTTGCTACCTTTGTTATCTTCTTAAATGATAGTGAGGAGGGAGTTTATTTTGACACTCTAGACTATAAGGTAACTGCGAGGACTGGTAGGATAATGATGTTTCCATCATCATGGCAATACCCATACTCAGATTTACCACCTTCAACCGATGATAAGTATATGATAACGACATACTTACACTATGTTTGAATTTAATACTCACCCACCAATGGTCTCGCATGTGCAGGGGTCACCAGTGTATATCATTGATGATTTCTACAAGCATCCTGAGGAGGTTGAAGATTTATTTTGGAGTAATGAATTAAGATATCATAAGGAAGACGACCCAGGTTACAATGGTAAGTTATTCCATGACATGAGACATCACTTTCCTGATGAAGACCTCTGGGAAGTTGGAGATTATTTACTTGGTATATGTGGTGCAAAATATCATGGGTCAGGTCCTGATTGTCTTAGCAATGTCTTTGAATATGAAGGCACAGACCATGTAGATAACTACTGGTATCCACATCTAGATGCAGGGTATACAGCACTGATATATTTTGAAGGGACAGGCACTAACTTATATGCCACACCTAATCCTTTTGAAGTTGAAGACATAAGGTCAATACCAGAGCATGTTAGACCATGGCGGTCTAAAGAAGATTATGAATTGCTGTTGACATTCGAGGGCAAGTACAATAGACTCGTATTATTCAACGGAAAGAAATTTTATCACGGAGCAGATATTTACTACTCCCCAGTCAAACGTTTCAACCAAGTTTTATTTTTTACAGATGAGCCTTAAGATAGAAGAAGTAGCACTAAGTAAACTTATTCTAAAAGAAGATTATGCAAGAAAGGTTTTACCATTTGTAAAGCCAGAATACTTTGATGCATTTACTAATCGTGTCCTCTTTGAAACGCTTAGTGAATACATTAGTAAGTTTGATACTACACCTGAGCCTAACGCTCTAAAGATTGAGATAGAAAAGAGAAAAGATATTACTGATGACATCT